AAGATGATAACATTGGCTTACAACTCATAACAAAAGCAATTCAATGCCGTCAAGAGGTTACAGGCTAAAAAAACTCTATTACATAGCAGCCAGCATGTTTACCGTACAAGTACAACTCAGGGCATAAAAAAAACCCACTCGGCAGCGGGTTTATACATTTTTTACAACATACCAAATTTGCATGAAGTATATGGCTTTTAATCCAGTTTTGCAATATTTTGCTGTAAAAATGCTGCCTTTTGTTTTGAACGTGTTCTCGTCACAAGCAATAAAGCATCACTATCAAGCTGTAGAAAAATGTGCTTCATTGCAACCCAGCGTTCAGTAAATGTCTCGGACCAGTTTTTTGTTGTCACTCCCACCAATGATGCCAGTGTCTGGTATTCATAGGCCTCACGCCCTGCAAGTTCGCTCTTCACATCCTGTGCAGCCAGCCAGATTAACGTCTTCAGGCGATCCAGTGTCTTACCTGCAATTTTTCTGTTACTTAACAAATCTTTAAACTCGCTCCATGCCCATTGCGTTATGGTGACCTGATGCCCCCATCGAACGCTTTCGCTGTAACACCAAAGCAACCATGCTTTCTGATGTTCATCGAGAGACAAAACCGCGCGGCGCCATGAAGAGGTTGAGAATTCAACCGGGCTGACCAAAGCAATGGATGAACCTTTTGCGTACGACTGCTTACCGGAAGTCGGCGTATTATCCAGCGTAATCATCTTGCCAGTTACCACATCCAGAATGCGCGGCTTCTTTCGTTTGTATGTACCAGTATCAAATTGTGCATGCTCCTGCCAGGCTTCGAGCTGGCCTTTCGTTGCTCCGTTCAAGTCAGCAGTAGCTGCCATAAGTTGCTCACGAACATACTGTAAATATTGGGTATTCATGCAGTAAATCCTTTCTATATTTTGGCATAATTCTTCAACATTCGGTAATCGTTCAAAACCGAATCGGGGAAACGACATAAGCACAGGAGCCCCCAGCGACAGCGAAGGAGTTCTGATATATAAGACTCAGACATCATTCATTCCCCGGTTCTCCAATATCTGTTTCACTCATCATCCATAACTACCTGTAATTGCCCCCCTTTTTTTGTAACAGTTCTTATATTGCTATATAGAATAGCCATTACTAATGCTTTTAAATTTAATAAAATAAAAATTATAAAAAACATAAAACACCACGCAAACACACTTAATAAAAACACCGTTACATTAAAAGATAATAAAAACCGCAATAAAAAACGAATAAATCAATTGTCTCACGCAATTATAAAACATCATATTGATTACGCACCTTGTATTACAAACTCATGTATGTAAAATACGCGCACCATTCAAAAAAAAGGAAGACAATAACATATGAAAAAAAGTGTCATCGCTGGCGTCTTTATTGCTCTGTCATTTACCACGTGTTCAGCTATCGCGAACAGCCTTGCATTATCATTAGCAAATGATGATGCAGGGAAGTTTCAACCAATACTTAATGATATTTATGGCAATAAACATGAAAACAGAGATGATTACTCACAAGGCTTATTTCTGGGATATAGCCACGATATCTCAGACTCGAGCCAATTATCTCTCCATATTGCGCAAGATATTTACTCTCCATCAGGCAGTAATAAAAGACACAACACAGCTGTAACTGGAGACAGAGCTTTTAGTGCATACACTCACACTGGTATTGAATGGAACTCCCTTGCGAATGACTGGATTCGCTATCGATTAGGTACTGACATAGGTGTTGTTGGCCCCGACGCAGGCGGTCAGAAAGTACAAAATAAAGCTCATGAGATTATTGGGGCAGAAAAATATCATGCATGGGATGATCAAATAGAGAATCGCTACGGTTATACTGTAAAAGGGATGCTATCCATGACACCAAGTATGGATATTTTAGGTGCTAATGTTGGATTATACCCTGAAGTTTCTGCTGTTACTGGAAACTTATTTCAATATGTAGCATATGGCGCAACCATTGCCATTGGTAATGATAAAACCTTCAATTCGGATAATGGCTTTGGTCTGCTGGCTCCCCGTGGTTTAATGCATATGTCCGATACAAGCGGATTCAAATACAAGATTTTTGCAGGTATGGAAAGACGAGATGTCAATCGCAACTATACTCTCGAAGGAAAAACAATACAGACGAAACAAACAACAGTATCGCTAAACAAAACTGTTGATGAATATCAAGTTGGCGCAACAATTGGGTATGCACCTGTAGCCTTCACACTAGCATTTAATAAAGTAACATCAGAATTCAAGACAGGGGATGACTATTCATTTATAAATGGAGCAATCACCTTCTTTTTTTAACTGAATTGAATTCAATCAAAATAACATAAGTCCAACAAAAACATAAAGTGCGAAATGAATGCCAGCTCCATTTATTTCGCACTATAAAAGATTAAAAGTTGCAATAAAATAATAAAATGACTCAGTTACGAAAACCAATAAACTGTGGCCAGTAGTGAGTCGCTCATCATCGGGCTTTTTGGCGAATGAAATTTAGCTACGCTTTCGAGTCTCATGCGCCTTCTCCCTGTACCTGAATCAATGTGAGGTTTCCGCAGAACACTGCGCCAGTATCGATATACATCTGGTTGGCAAATTTGAGTGGTTTCACTGCTGGCGTATGACCAAAGATGAACGTGTCCGCGCCTTTGATTTCTTTCACGATCCCGTCTTGTGAGTTGCTGATTCGTTCGCGGTTCCAGATTACCTGCTGATGATCAACTGGCTTTCCAAACTCGTATTTATCACAAGGATAATCGGCGTGGCAGATGACATATTTTTTTCCTTTACTCACCAGTTCGATGATTAACGGAAGTTCATCTGCTTTATGGGCAAGAGCTTTAGCCAGAATTTCTTTGTCGTAATCGAGATTAAAGAACCAGCCACCGCCATTAAGCAGCCAGTGATTGACGTTTCCACGCTCTGATAAGCCATCAATCATCATTTGCTCATGGTTTCCACGTACAGCTATGAACCAGGGGAATGTGATTAATTCCAGGCATTCTACGTTCTCTGTACCGAGATCAACCAAATCGCCCACCGAGATAAGCAGGTCTTTTTTGGTGTCGAATCCTATCGTCTCCAGTTTTTTCATCAGGTTCGTGTAGCATCCGTGCAGATCGCCAACTACCCAAATATTTCGGTATTTGCTGCCATCAATTCTTTCGTAGATATTCATGCAACCTCACTTCTGCTGTTTCGCAGTTTTTTAAGTTTCTGTTGATACTCCGCCTTGATGGCCCAGCACTCTTCGACAGTCCAGCGATAGCGGTTATGGTTTGATTCGATTTCCTCTACTGCTTCCTGCCCGATGCGGCTAATCAGTTCGACGCGATACGGAACGAGATTTCCGCTTTTGTGCTGGTTGCACACCACGCATTGCTTGTGAATATTGCGTTCATCAAATCGGAGTTGAGGTGCCGCAGCAGTTGTCCGGTAATGTCCGGCATCCCACTGAGCAGACGTGAGCGTTCCGCACGAGATACATGGTAAGTCGCGGTCTCTTTCTCTGATGAAGGCGTTTACGGCTTGTTGGGCTTGTTTAATCCAGTAACTGCGGGGCTTTAAGGCGAGTTTTTGAATCTTAAGTTTATCGTTCTGTTTCTGCTCCTCTCGTCGTCGTTTCTTCTCTGCTGCCTTTTCTGCCTTTTCCGCTTTTTCGCGTTCTTTGCTTCGTCGTTCGAGTGCTATCTTGGTTCCACACTCTGGAGAGCACCACCACTGATTAGCGAATGCAGGGTGAAACCATTCCCGACATTCATCGTTTTTACATCGTCTTCGCGCTGGTTTAGCCATCATCTTCTTCCTCGTGCATCGAGCTATTCGAATCGCTCATCAGCTCTGCGCAGCAGTGCTCACACACGTGAACTTCCAGCACATGCAGCTTCTGACCGCAGTTAGCGCACGTTAAAGCTCGCTCGACGCTTTCTTGTTCGTAACTTCGATTTTGGTCAATCACCTTGTTTTCCTCGCACAATGTCTTAGCCACCGGATATCCCACAGGTGAGCCGTGTAGTTGAAGGTTTTTACGTCAGATTCTTTTGGGATTGGCTTGCGTTTATTTCTGGAGCGTTTCGTTGGAAGGTATTTGCAGTTTTCGCAGATGATGTCGGTGAAACTTCGTCGCTGTCGTCTCATGCCGCCCTGTCTCCCCATCGCGCTTTCCATTCGAGAGCCAGTCGCGCTTCGTCTGACCACTTAACGCCACGCTCTGTACCGAATGCCTGTATAAGCTCTAATAGCTCCGCAAATTCGCTTACACGCATCCTGCTGGTTGACTGGCCTATTACCACAAAGCCATTCCCGGCAAGGTTAGGAACAACATCCTGCTGCTTTAATGCTGCGGTAAACACACACTTCCAGCTTTCTGCATCCAGCCAGCGACCATGCCATTCAACCTGACGAGAGACGTCACCTAAGCAGGCCCATAGCTTCCTGTTTTGGTCTAAGCTGCGGTTGCGTTCCTGAATGGTTACTACGATTGGTTTGGTTGGGTCTGGAAGGATTTGCTGTACTGCGTGAATAGCGTTTTGCTGATGTGCTGGAGATCGAATTTCAAAGGTTAGTTTTTTCATGACTTCCCTCTCCCCCAAATAAAAAGGCCTGCGATTACCAGCAGGCCTGTCATTAGCTCAGTGATGTAGATGGTCATCTTTTAACTCCATATACCGCCAATACCCGTTTCATCGCGGCACTCTGGCGACACTCCTTAAAAATCAGGTTCGTGCTCATCTTTCCTTCCCGTTCTTCCTTGGTAGCAAACCGGTAATACACCGTTCGCCAGACCTTACCTTCGATAACCAGAAGACCTGCCCGTGCCATTTTAGCCGCGGCCTGATTTATGCTGGTTACTGTTGCGCCTGTTAACGCGGCAACGTCCGGCGCACAGAAGCTATTATGCGTCCCCAGGTAATGAATAATTGCCTCTTTGCCCGTCATACACTTGCTCCTTTCAGTCCGAACTTAGCTTTAATTTCTGCGATCTTCGCCAGCGCCTGAACACGATTTAGAGGTCTGCCGCCCATGACAGGAAGTTGTTTTACTGGTTCAGGTATCGTCTCACCACGGTTAATTCGCGCTGTCATACAGGTCAGTTCATCGGCAGCCTTACGGCGTAATTCCGC